AACTCCAGACACATCAGCCCACGGTGGATCTTTCCAGCTGAATGCTTTTAGGGTATCTACCAGGTGGATCTCAGGACGGTAAACGATACTGTCTCTTATCTCAGTCTGGATCTTGATCTCAGTCTGGCTGGATGTCTGTGACACCGATTGCAGCCGTTTAATCTTTATCCCCAGATTCTTGACCTCCTGGCACAGCTTCTGGTTATTCCTCTCCAGCTCATCCTTAGTCAGCTGGAGCCTGAGCACAGAGGCAGCACTTTCACCCGCCTTTGTCTCATACAGCTTTACCTCACTCATCAGAGCCTCCTGGTTATTCCTGAGCCTCTGCCTATCCACACTACTCTCATACAGGCAGTGTGCAAGCCAGGCACTCAGTATTGCAAGTGCCAGGCACGTAATGATCAGATACTTTCTCATAAACTGTTGATGTAGTTAATAATTCCCTCTACGTGGATCTTCACAATGGCATTCCTGCCCTCCAGGGAAAGGAGATAGCTCACATCCTCCTTATTGTCCTGGAAAAAGTTTTCAGTCAGAACGGCTGGGCAAAGGGTGTGTTTCAGGATGTAGAAGTTCTCTTCCCAGTCAGGATCCTTATCTGAGTAGTCAGTACGGATCCTCTTATCTCCTGGCAGCACCTCTTTGGCAGCGGCATAGAAGCAGTCAGCCAGCCTGTCAGACTTTGTTACACCTTTGGTAGTAAAGGCACTCCACCCTGTAGCTTTCATCCATTGGCCGTTTCCAGCGGCATTGACATGGATAGAAACCAGGATCACGTTCTTAGTACCGAAATTCCTACATACAGAGTTTGCACGGTTACAGCGTGTACCCAGTGAAATATCCTTTTCCTCAGGAACCAGGAGCTGTGCCTGGTAGCCTCTCTCCTGGAGCTGTCGCTGTACCTCAGCAGCTATCTCACGTGTATATCGGTATTCCCTGAGTATTCCATCAGGGGATCTTTTGCCAGGTGTTTCCTCACCGTGGCCATTGTCAATCAGTACGATCATTTCAGCAATTCATTTTGTGGTAAAAATCAATCTTGATACGGTCATACACCGCCTGTACGTTAGTATAGCTCCTGCCATTGTTCTGCATATCGGAATACACCTCAGCCTCCACAACGTCAGCAACCCATTCCACCCACTCAGGAGAGGTATAGGATGAAAGCCTTTTCCCTCTGTACGTGTAGTAGTCAAAGCGGCTGTTTCGATCATCATGCAAGTTGATCAGGAGCGTCCTGATCTTCTTTTTGGTTGCCTCCTTATCCACAATGTGGTTTTCCTCACGTACCTTTTTAATAATACGGCATACTTTCTCCACAGCATAGTCAAAGAAGATACTGGAGGTATTCTTGATCCTGATCTGTGTCTCTGGACGTAACCCCTCCGATATATCCAGAAGCATACCGTTCTGGTTACGTGTCTCTTTCAGCAGCTCATCAATCATCTTTGAGTTCTTATCCAGCATATTGTTTATGATAGACTTGAACCACTTGAAACAGGTGATCATCAGCATAGCAGCCAGCACCAGAAAGAATGCAGCCGTTACAGCCATCATCCCAACGTCACCTATAGTCCTGGCCGTTTCCAATCCCTCATGTATCATTTGCGCCTCCATTTGTTTTTCCTGTATGCCTCAAAGTTATCCTTATCATCCTGGGTAATCTCAGTGGACGGTGGGAACACCCTGAAACCATACATTGTACCATACTTAACAACCTTGATCACAGCACGGAATGGATAATGTCTGCCAGGGTTAGCGAAAACATCCTTTACTTTCTTACTGTCAGTGAAGAAAGCGGACTTGCTATAACCCTCACCATAGGCGATCAGGCAGCGTGTACCGTTCTCTGTCTGCCTGTCAGGATCACACCCAGTAAACACCGTCACCTGGTTAATGACAGCATCAATGGATGTAAACTCACAGTCGAAGATGTCAGCACCGCCCTGGCCTACACTATCATCCACGAAATCCTCTATCACCTGATTCATAGATTCTCAGGGATATTGTTCTCCAAACAGTCAGCAGTCACACTGGCCTTGATAGCCTTACGCTCCCTGAGGAAAGCAGTGTAAGCGGCCTCAGCCTCTTCTGCCTCTTCATCCTCCAGGATTCCCAGCTGTGCTGCCTGGTAGTCGTTCACCAGCTTCTGCTGTACGTCCTGTGGATAGCGAGCCTCCAGCAGCGTAGCGTAGATGTTCTTACGTGTCTTTGGGTATTCCACCCTCAGGCTGTCGTACATCCACATAGTGCCAGTGGCTTTCTTAGCATCCTCAGTAATGGTGATGCCACCGTTCTCATCCTCGATCACCAGCACCTCATGGATGTTGTGATTGTAGAGGAAAGTACCCTGACCATTTTTCAGATCGTCAATTACAACGGGCTTTTCCTTTGAAAGCAGCCCTGTAGTCAATACACTTACTTTTTCCATTGTTTAAACATTTATTAAAAATAAAATCACTGTGCTCCTTATCACATCTGACTACCCAGCCGTATTCAGACGGAAACAGGTGCTTAATATCATCCTCACTCCTGATGTCGTATTTCTCCTTTGTAGCCTCCAGCTTCTTATAGAAATTCAGCAGGATCCCCTTTCTCAGGAGTATTCCGTAATGATTCTGCTTGAAGCCCACGTAGTCGATTCCACGAGCATCAACTGGGAATATCTGCCAGTTGGCCTTGATCTCCACTTTCAGCTCTGTACCCAGGTAGAGTGCAAAAGCATCCAGGATGTCATGCAGTCTGGCCTTGCTACCAGCCAGAACCACTATATCATCCATGTACCTGTAGTAGTATTCCACACCCAGGATCTCCTTAACCCAGTGGTCGAAGTATGCCAGGTATAGGTTAGCCAGGTACTGGCTTGTGAAGTTGCCGATTGGCAAACCCTTTTCTTTACCGTTACTGTCTATTATACTATCCAACAGCCACAGCAGGCTCTCATCTGCTATCGTTATCCTCACGATCCGTTTAAGAACGGCATGATCCACGTTATCATAGAACTTTCTGATGTCTATTTTCAGGCAGTACTTAGTTCCAGCCTTATCGCTCATCAGATCCCTATGCACATCCTCCATACACTTATGAATGCCACGGCCTTTGATACAGGCATAGGTATTGTTTATGAAGATGTGATACCAGTGTGGAGCCAGCACATTGATCACGCAGTGATGGATGATCCTGTCAGGAAAGAAAGGAGCTATCATTATATCCCTCTCCTTTGGGTCATAGATTTTCTTAACCCTATACTTACCTGGCACATACGTTTCTTCACTCAGGATCTCATACAGGAAAGCCAGATTGCCATTGATATTCTCATTGAACTTTTGTACCTCACCTCTCTGCTTCTTACCTTTCTGAGCGGTGTACTGAGACCTGATCAGGTTGGCAGGGCTGTAGATCAGAGGAAACACGTTCTTGATCCTCTTACAGGGTGACAGGTAGATCTTACCTGTCTTACCGATGTAGTAGCCCACATCCTCAAAGTCCTGGTACATAATGGCTGGATTGAGGTAGTTCATCATCTTAGGATCTACCTTTTTCTTTTCTTTCTTATCCATTGTGTGCCGTTGTTCAATCAGGAGCTTTCAATTACTTACTCACACCTGTCTGAAACACTATTGTTTTACCAGCTGCCAGCAGTGCCAGCAGCCCCTGTGTGGTAGGGTCACGGAGGCGAAAACAGTTATATATATCCTCAGCTTTCTACAGGAAATAACCACGGTAAAGACGGAACCCAATATTCGCATTCGAATTGGAGGAACGATTATTCGTATTCAGATAACCGAAACCCGCATTCGCACCATTATTCGCATTACCACCGAGCAAGGCTCCAAGCCCCCGCAACCGTTTTATATTATTTCAAAGAACTCATTTTCAAACCAAAGAGAAAAAGGTGTGAGAGACGATCCAAAATCGCCCCGCACACCGATTTATTGCAGTCCGTTAGAAACGGCACAGACGGAACCCAAAAGTCGCAAGCGAAACGGAGGAACGATTACTCGTAGACAGATAACCGAAACCCGCATCCGCACCATGATGCGCACTACCACCGAGCAAGGCTCCATACCAGCCCCAGCCTGTGAAGTCCACAGTAATGGGTGAATAGAAGTAATCGGTCACACCCTTATTGGCAGCACCACCGATCTTGTCGATGAATGAATAGCCGTTCTCCATCAGAGAGAGGGTAAGACCAAAGCCAGAGGCACGTGGAAGCTCTGTCTGAGCCACATAACCGTTAGGAACGGTTGTAGCAGAATCAGAGTGAGAGGTGAACTTAGTGGGATCCTCGCAAACGTAGATCTCACTCTTATCCTCCTTATGCCATACCAGAATATCATCTGCCAGGTGGTTAAGATACTCGAATGGAGTTTCAAGGCCACGGTATGATGTTACCTGGATGTCCTTATCTGTTCCAGAGTTCTGCCAGTTCTTAACCTTGTAAGTCACCTTACCAGTGTTGTTACCCAGTGTGGCAGTAACACCGCATGGAACAAACGGATTGTAGGAGTTGTGGGTATTCCACTGGCCTGAATCCACAGTGCAACCGTTACCCAGACCGCCCTGATGGAATCCGTCAGCTGTCAGTGTCTCAGTGAAAGTGTCCTGGCAGTACAGTGAGGCATACTCGATCCTATGGAGCCAGGCAATTTCATTGTAGATACGCCCGAAACCGTGGTGTGTACCATTCTTACACATACCCCTTACGGCTGCTTTGGCTACAGAAGTCTTAGGCATACCGATCAGAGATCTGTAAGTTCCATCCAAGTCAGCAGTGCCAGCACCGCCACGTGGAGCACCAGAAACGAAGATAGGCAGATCATTTTCGTCACGTGCTATTGCATCACCATTCCAGGTGAGGAAACAGCCAGAGATAGCCGCATTGCCAGCCGCATTGTAAGTAGCCAGCCAGGGTGAGCAAGTCTTACGGCTCATCAGAGTGAAGCCAGGCAGCTCATACTCAGAGATCGCATAGAGCCACTTAGTACCCCAGATCTCGATCCTCCTGTAGTAAGCAGGCTTTTCCAGCATCACGTTACCGTCAGATCCGTCAATAGTGGCAGCTGTGCCACCGTCTTTCTTACGGCTGTCGTTAGCATGGAGATAGTACTTAACCGATCCGTCCGTGTTCTCAACGAAACGTCTCAGTTTCTTCTGAATAGGCAGAGATCTGTGCAAGTCCAGGTTGCCCACACGTGTAAGCTGATAATCCTGGCTTGTGAAATCGCCCTGAACACCGTACCACATTGAGTACGGATATTGTGGTGTTGTGCTACCACTACCTAATAATAAACCCATAGTTTGAATGAAATATTAAATGATTAAACACTCTCACCAGCACCCCAGTACACATCAAACTCTGTCAGGTCAATGGCATTAGGGGAGATCTCAGCAATAGCTCCAGGTGTCCAGTCACCCAGAGCACAGGGGAACGCTCCAGCCTCTTTGTCGCAGATCAGCTTACAGTTTACAACCATATTGGTGGATAGCGTTGGCTGCTTGGAACGGATGAAGATGGAGAAAGGCTTTCCACCCAGGGAGAAACCGCTGGATAGATCCTGAATCTGTCCTTTTGCAAGGATCCTTAGAATATTCATTTCGTTCATAATGAAGCAATATTTAATTTTTTACACTGCAAAAATACGAAATTGTGTTCAACAAACACACTTTTTGGGCATGAAAAATTGCAAAATTCATCATTTTTACCCTTTTCAGACCCCAAATAGCTACTTTTTCATACACACCTCCTTTCTTTTGGAGGATCCTGGAGGGATCCAGCCACCCCTCCATTCACCTGGTTAATCATGTTAGTTTCAATACCCTTTCACCGTTAATCGTTGTGGTGGTTGCCGTGTACCACGTGCCACCTATGAGCACCTTGAAAGTACCGTCATAAACCTCCACTCCAGCGTTTCCTGACCTTACCCTGTGCAACAGCTTACTGTTCTGCATGAGAGTTTCAGAGAATTGTGTGGAAGAGAGGCCGATGGCATTGCCGTTTGCAAAGTAGCGTGAAGCCCTAAAGTCGTACTCCACCTTTGTATTGCTAAAGGTGTTCTTTCCTGTGATCGTATAGCTGCCACTTGAATAGTTCGGGTTGCTGATTTCAATAACAGCTTTCAGCACATGGCTACCTATAGATACGTTCTTAGAGAAACTGAAAGTATGCTCAGCACTATGCGATCCGTTAAAATCAGCCACACTGACACCTCCCAGGTAAACACCATCCAGGTATATTGACAGCTTAGCGTCTGAAATCTGAGAAATTCCAGATCCCTGAGTATAGTTACCATTTGCCGTAACCTTTGCCGTGAAGCTGCCAGAGCATACACCAGCCTTTGTGGTCGTAAACGAGCACTGGTTTACTGTATCTCTGTACGTCATGTTAGGATGCAAGTGAGATCCAGTTATATAGGTTCCGTTATACGTTGTAGGCGAAAGCGTCTGTGTAGTGCCACCGAAAAGATCCGTGTCTGAGAATACATCACCAGAGAATATTACGGATGCCTGATCATCACTGTCATATATGGTCATTGAGTTATCATCACCAGAGATATGTACCCTCTTACCTGATTCAGCTGTCAGGAGGTGACGTACACCCAGATTCTCTATGTAGGCAAACTCAGCCAACAGCAGGGATGTTGCCACGCTTTCAAACTGAGCACCAAAGGTATTCCAGTAATCATCATCCGTAGGAGCATGGTTAGAAAACTCTCCAGCATCATACCTGGCAGCATAGTAAACACCATTGTGCTTTACACAGTCGATCCTGAGGGCTGATCCAACATAGACGGTGGAGCTGTCATAGACACCACGGTAGATGACTGCAGGGCCTCGCTTGTCTGCCTCTGAAAGGCTCCATGCGGTACATTTTGATCCTACCTCCACCTTAACACGCTCTACAGTAACCACACCTCCATCATTGAAGTTTTTGAGCCTGATGTATATATCCTTATACATAGTGCCACCGTTTTCATTGTATGTGACATCCTCGCTCTTCAAGTCAAAGGTGACAGTTGATGAGGTGATAAGCGTCTTTTCTCCAATAGTGGGATAAGAGTTGGATCCGTTGATGTAAACCAGCACCTGGCCACCTCCAGACTTAGGAGAGCAACCTGTGAGCGTTACACGTACCTGGCCTGATACCTTAGTACCTGTAGCCAGGATCTTGCACATCTTCTTTCCTGTCTTAATATACTTAGGTGTTGAAGTCGTACAGCTTGTGATCTCATAGTTCTCAGGAGCCTCAGAGTTATCCACCAGGTTCTCACCCAGATTCACGGCATCCACTGGGTTTCTCCTGACAGGAGTAGTCCAGTTGGTAAGCAAGGCTCCTGTAGTGCCACTGATCTTAGCCCTGGTTTCCCATAGGTATTCCAGGGTAGCTACAGAGGGCTGTGTGGTGCTCCATCCTGATGGGTTCCTGTCTGTCACTACCAGGCTCGGAGGTGAAGTAGGAGATCCGTTCTTTGCATAGCGCAATTCATAGAAATCTCCATTAGCTCCAGGATCTCCTGGATCACCTGGATCACCTGGATCACCTTTTTCTCCACAGATACGTGTTATCACCCAGTCACCATCATAAACACCGTTCTTAACTTTTCTCTCAGCCCTCCAGATCATTGTCTGGCCGCTTGGCAGATTCGATGGGTCATACCACCCCTCGCTTGTATGGTCTGAGAATGGTGTGTTTCCTGATGGAGCTGATGGCTGTGTAGTTGATGGGCTAAACTCCAGATCCAGTGTGGTTGTGTCCGTCTCAGGTGCTGGAGTGCTCCAGCCAGAGCTGCCACCACCGCCATAGAACGTACATACAGAACTCCATAGGATGGAAGTGCCACTTGGAATACCATCACTCCATCCTGAGGGTACAGGGCTTTCATAGGATCCACCAGTAGGAGTGCCAGGAGTTGAGTTTGTGCGCTTGAAAACACGGCTTTTGAAATCTCCACGAACTCCAGGATCTCCTGGATCACCTGGATCACCTGGATCACCGTCTTTACCCTTAGCTACCACGCTCCAGTATGTGGTATTCGTTGGAGCATGGCCTGAGGATGGTGTGTTATTGATATACCTGTAGGTAGCCGTATAGCCACTGGTAGTATATGCAACCTCATCACCCTTATAGTATATATAGCTGGAGTTATACACTCCACGGTACACACCTATGTCAGAGAAAACAGGATCCTCAGCCGTTCCACTCATCAGCTTCACGTTTCTCATTGTGAGCTGATTCTGAGCCGTGACATTGTAGTCCATTGAGCTGTTGGCATCACCTATCCTGAATTTGGCACTATCCAGATCCAGGTAGTTATATCCATCATCCGTTACGATCTTACCTGTAGTAATGGTGTTGCCGTTGATCCTGGTAAATCCGTATGTGGTTGTGAAGTCACGGTAAGCCGTATGGCCTCCAGAGGCATCATAGGCAGATCCTATGATACCAACCAGGAAATAGTAGTAGTCACCTCCTGGATCTGCCTGATACCTGGTCTGTGTAACCAGCCAGATACCATTATCACCAGACTTTGCACACCTGGCATATAGATAATAGCCAGTAGCGTTGCCCATTGTCGTGTCTGAGGCTGTCAGGTTCCAGAGCCTTGCAGAATTTTCATTGATAGTCAGGTGTACCAGGGATCCTGCTGATATAACAATCCTGTTGGCATTTCCTCCATAGTTAGGCTGGATCACAACACCAGACAGGACAAACTGCTGGCTCTTAGATCCCACAGTGAGCATATTGGTATCAATGGAGTTTGCCCTAAAGTTATCCGTATCGAAATAACCGTCTGTGTCAAACACCATAGTCCTCAATTCCTCAGTGGTTCTCCATCCCCGCCTCTTCTTAGTGAGATCCCTCAGCTGGTTATTGATGATAATAACCTCATGTTTCTCTGTATCTACCACGCTCTGGGTGATCACGTCCACCGTTGCAGTGTCCGAAATCGTCAGGTGATAGTCATGCCTGAGCAAAAGGTTACGCTCCACTTTCTGGATCCTGATGTTCTTTTGAACACCAAACCTTGTGTCTTTGATAGGCACATAGTCACCAGGCTTGAAAAGCACGGTGTCTGAATCCGTTGGCATATCCTCCAGGAGCTTCATGCGGTTAAGCTCCATAGTGTACTGTACCCTGGCCTGTTTCAGCTTGCATAGATCATCATATCCAGCGTACCATAGGTTTTCCTCAGCATCGTCAATAATGCTTTGTGGCATGATAACATCAGTGAGCTTGTATCTGTCACCAACGGCTATACGGAAAGCAGTGTTATTACCCTCTGTCGGGATCGTCAAGCCCCTGCTATCCTGGAATGGGATGATCGTAATTTTCCTATCATCGTGGACGTACTTTCCGATCTCCAGTGTCTGGCCTGCCAGCTTACCTGAAATGAATGTGATCTTTGCACTCACATTATTTACCAGGTGATCGTTTATGTCGAAATCCAAATAAGAATCAAAGAACGTATTGATGTCTGGAGGTGTCTCTGTCTCTTCGTCACCATTATCTACAGCAGTAACAGTACCAGTCTTAGTAGGAACTATATCATCATACAGCTTAGAATCTGCATCAACACCAATGGTACTTGAAAGTGTTGAATCCTCGATATACCGCTCATTCTCGGAGCCGATACCGATATACTCAGATCCAGCAGATATAACAGTGCCATCAGAAAGAGTATGGCTATTCTTATTGACACGTCTCATAGGCAGCTGGAGCCTCATGGCATAGTCCCTGTAGCCTGTAGGCAGATTGGAAGTACCGCCCTCTACCCAGAGCCTGGTCTTGATAGACTTATCATCCACCTTGTTCTCTTTCAGGGAATACAAGCCTTTGCCCCTGCCCCACTCAAAGTAGCTCGATCCGTCAGGAGGTGTTATATTGCTTCCGAAATGGCCTATCTGGATTGTGCGAACATTGTTATTCTGAGTGATGCGGAAATCCACATTGAATTTCTGGCACACCTGTTGAAGCACCTCCAGGCAGTTGTTACAGCTAAACTGGAGGGCTATAGGATCCTTATCAGGGCATCCTGCTTCATTAAACACCCACCAGCCTGGATAGTCATGGTTCGTGTTATAGATCAGTACACGGATATATTCTCTCAGTGTATATACCAGGTCAAAGGTGGAGGTGGTGGACTTTCCTGAGGCATCCATATCCCTGTATGGTGTTTTCATCAGGTCATAAAGAACACCATAGAAAACGGCATCATACTTGAAATATCCGTCTGATGTCAGCTCCCTGTTTACCTTTGTCCGTATATAATAGTTCTCACCCTTGATAACTATACGATCCCCCTTGTCAAAGCTAAGGATCTCCCTGGAAAGGATGTTCAGGGTAACGGTATCTACACCCATCAGGCTCTTGCTCTGGGTTGCAGTCTTAACCGTCCTGAACGGTTCCTTAGAGAATAGCTTTACCTGAGTACCGTTTCTCTTTATTAAAGTAATCTGCTCCATACCGTAGTAAAGTTAGAAGTGAATGAAGTGAAGTCGTTAGGCTCTCCAGTGATGATCACGTAATTGGAGGAAACGCTGTGTGATACGGTCTGGCTTACGTCATTGCCGCTCACGTCAAAGGTATGCGTACCGTCACCCCAGTATATGTTTACAGGTGATTTGCTCTTAATGGTGATGTTGCACGTACCGTTTCCCCACAGCACACGCTTCACAGGCTCTGGCTCCACCAGCTTCAAAGTGAAAGTTCCCACACACTTGTTTTGGTGTGAGAAATCTGGCACAAGCCTCACCTCATCCTTGCATATCACCTCATACACCAGCGTCTTATTCCCAGCCACGATTTTTAGCCTCAGCGTCCTGTTCTGGAGAAACAGATCAAAGAACGTAAGAGCCTTATTCAGCAGATCTGGGAATGTATCAGCCTCCACTATACATTTCAGCTGTATGGTGCGCTCCTTATACTTTACACCGTCCTGGTGGTAGTCCAGGCCGTCAGCCGTTCCCCAGTTGTAGGTAAGAGGATCCTTGATCTGAGGAATGGTAGTAATGCCTGATGAAGCCTGGACGTACACACCATATCCCACAAAGTCTGATCCGTCAATAGAGTATGAGACGGAATCATTGCTTGATGGTGATGCTGTGCTCCAGGTTCCAGATGGCAGTACAACAGGGTTAGGCACTGTCAGCTTCAAAGTGAACGTACCCACGAATTTGGCAGGGTTCCATGCCTTTTCAATATCCACTGAATCCTTGCAAAGAACGGAGAAAGTCCTGGTAGTGTAGGCTGAATTAGTACCAGCTTTCACCACCAGGGAATGAATTTCTGCATCGGCAAAGTTTGACAGGAAACCGTTGGCCTTTGTGATGAAGTCACTGAATCCGTTTGCCTCAATGAAGCACCTCAGCTGTAGCGAAGTCTCTTTGTAATGTACCTGGCTCAGGTCATAGGCAGTGCCATGTGCAAAGCTCCAGTTGTCAGACAGGAGATCCTTGATGGCGGGTTTGCATACCACACCATCAGAGGCGGTTACATATACACCATAGGTGGCAAAGTCCGTACCGTCCACATAGTATTTTACATCAGCTTCTGCCATACGATAATATCATCAGTCGTAAGGTTCGTAATATCCTCCACGTTGCCAGAAATGATAATGTCGTACTCACCAGGTTCTGCAAAGGTGTGTGTGATCGTCTGATTGTTACCAATCGTTCCCCTGGTAAACTCACCGTCACCCCAGCTGATCGTCAGCTTCTTTGGTGTGGATAGTGTGATGGAGCTTACGCTGTTTGCAGTCGTGCTAATGTGCCTCAGCACCATCTTCACAGGATCAGGCTCTTCCAGGTTGAGCGTGAAAGTACCAACCATCATCTTCTCATTGTACCTGGGGAAAGTCTTATCAGGATCCGATCCCTCCAGCATCACAACCTCATAAACCAGCGGCTTCGTGCTGCCATCGTGCTCCACCCTGAGCCTCCTGGTTCCTTTCATCCTGAACTGATCAAAGAAGTGGTGCATCCACTCAATGAATGAGGATCTGCTGTGAGCCTCAATGAAGCACTCCAGGGAGATCTTACGCTCCTTGTATTTCACGTAGTCGTAATCATAGGCACGTCCATGATAGGTGTCATACTCAGCCGTTGCGCCCTCTTTGCGCTCCAGCTGACCTACCAGGCCATTGCTCTTGCTCACGTACACACCAAACTCCTTGAAGTTGATACCGTTGATGTAATACTCCACGTCTGTAGAGTTGTTTACGATCTCACGGATCTCAGAGAGTGGAATGGCCTTATCATACAGCTCCAGCTCATCAATGAGGGCATGGGTCTCTGACATCAGCACCATGTCATTGACAGACAGTCCTACAGGCACAGCCGTAAGATGTGCGCTATACACCTCGATCAGGTTCTCATAGACGGTAAACAGTCCGTCTCTCTTCTGGAACACCAGGGAAATCCAGTGGTTAGGTGTCACGTCCATCCATTGCTCCAGGTAATTGTCTATACCTGGTAAATTCAGGAGCCAGCCCAGTTTGTCTGATACAGGCATCACATACAGGATCAGCGTAAAGTCGGAACTGAAAGGAATTGCCCTGGAAGTTCTGGCTCCACCGCTGTTAGATTCAAAAGACTTGCCTTTCATTGCGTTTCTGGAGAAACAGGCATCACCGAAGATCACGGCATCGTCACGCTGGCTTGAATAGTCGTATGCAACACCGCTACCGTCTGCATCGTCAAACGGAAGATACAAAATCAAATTCTCTTCAATCATAACTTAATATGTTTTCTTGTTTATACTATTTACCTTTATCCCAGAGCCAATACACTCCACCTGGGCATCACCGTATTTGTTCACTAACACCTGGGCATCACCACCAGCCACGGCTACCACCAGATGAGAGCTATCAAAAGCGTCTATAGTTACTATGGCATGATCACTCACATTGACCGCTGCCTGGCTGCTGTGCCTTATGTAGATCCTGGAAACGCTGTACTCATCATATTCCAGCATTGCCTTGCACTCTCCATTAAGCACCACGTCAGGAGCATTCCTAAGCCCTGTGATCTCATCATCCACATATCCACCGTAAGGCTCACTCTTACCCTTGAAGTTCTTACGCATGAACTCCAGGGTAGGATAGTCATTCTTGATACAGAAGTCTATCCCCCTGATGAAGAGCCTCACCATCTTTTCAACGGTATCGCTCCTGTCGAGCAAACCCTGGTACTGTGAGCAAAGCCCAACGGCTATACCGTCCTGTTTCAGCTGTCTGTTAAGTTCCATATACAATACTATTTAAGATATTCCCTGTGCCAGTAGAGGGTTGCCAGAGCTTAGGAGCGTCTGGAACATACCCTTGATAGTTTTCAGCTCTTCCACGGTGTTGTACGTGTTGGTGCTGATCGCTGCCTGGAAGAGCAAAAGCTGTCTGGTCATTTCCAGCTGTTCACTCTGGTTTATCACCACGGCATTCATCCTACCAGCCACTATGCCACCTGTTTCCTCGCTCATTCCCTGTACGGCTCCTGTGAGCGGATCTGCTGCTTTTTCCTCAGCATTCTTGATCCAGTCACCTATACCATCCAGGGCATTGTTGAAGAGGTTGCCAGCCTGGTTTACCAGAGCCTCGAAGTGAGCACGTTCCTGATCGGAAAGGATATTGTCTTTCATTGCATCACCCAGGTACTCCACGGCATCATTGATACCCTTTGCCAGGAACTGCCTCTTCAAAGCCTCAATAACGGCTTTCCTCAGCACCTCCTTAGTCTTTTTGCCCAGAGCCTCAGCACGGTCTATACCCTGATCATAGGCATCCACCAGAGCCTCAGCGAACTCATCTATGGCAGACTTTACATCAGTGCCAGCAAGCGTTTCCATCATGGATCGCTCTATATCTTCGATCTGGGTGTCAATATCCTTGATCTTTTCCTCCCACTGAGAGATCTTATCCCAGTCGGTATCTTTCTTATCCTTTTCATCCTCGATCTGCTGCCTGATCATTTCCTGCTGCTTTCTCAGGTTCTCAGTCTGGAGTTGCATAAGATCGTACATATCACCAGAACGCTGTGCCTTTTCAAGCTCATACCTGAGATCCTTGATCTGCTTAGTCAGCTCAGCATACTTGCTGAAATTCCATACAGTACGTGCAAGCTCAGCCTCTTCCTCCAGAGCCTTGATCTGATCCTTGATGGCATTGACACGCTTTTTGTATGCTGCCTCTTCCTCATCATTGAACACCCAGTAGGTGTGATTGTAGGCATTCTGGAGCCTGTTAAGGGATGATTGGAGGGCATCTATATCACGCTGTATGCTCTGGATGTGCTCTTCCAGCTCATCATCATTATTGAACAAACCAGCTATGAAGTCAATGGCCTGGAGTGCTATGCTGATGGCTGCAAGGATGGCACTGCCCTTTTCAGCTGTCTTGATGGCAGAACTCATGGCGATACCAGCGGTTGCAATACCACTGAGCGTACTGATCACAGACTTACCTGTGTCACCCAGGAGGTCACTCAGGACTGAGCATGAGGAAACGGCATCATCCACGAAGTCAAAGCAAGCCTTAGTAGCATCACCCAGGTTTTTCCAGTCACGCTTGATCTGCTGTGAGGTTTTCTTGGATCCGTCCTGTTGTTTCTTGAACACGTCACTGAGGGCTGTACCCAGAGCCTTGAACGGATTGGTGTCGAGCACTTTCTTCTTAGCCTCATCCAGCTTATCCAGAACGGCTTTCAGGTCTGATGGATTCAGTTTCAGATCCGCTGTGCTCATCTTATCCTGGATGTCCTTTATCAGTTTCTCTATCTGTTCCACCGTAAGGCTGTCGAGATCAGAGAAAAGGTTTTTCCAGCTCTCAGTCTGCATCAGCATCTGGGCATTGAGGGCTGATAGAGCCTCAGCCTCTCCCTGGTTGATCATTGCCACACGCTCAGAAAGCCCCAGTTTCTCAGCCTCATTCCTCAGGAGCTGGTACTGCTGGGTGATCTCCAGCTTTTGCTCTTCAAAGGTCTTATAGTTATTCAGCACCTCTTCTGTCACCTGTTTGCTCAGGTCGCTCTCCTGCTGATTCAGTGAGAGGTTGGCAGCGGCATTCTCATCCGTATTCAGGTGGAACTCACCACGTGCCAGGCGGTCTTTCATGTCAGCCACGGCCTGTAGCTTCTGTGCAAGCGTCTGAGCCTGTTTGATGCTCTGAGTGAGGCTTTCCTTGAATAGATCCATATTGGATTTCTGGCCTGTAAGCTCATTGAGCTGGCTCTTTAGGGAGTTGAGGGCATTGGCATCACCAGCCGTAAAGTTCTGTGGCTGTGCCGCTCTCTTAGCCTCCAGCTGTGCGATCTGGGAATTTACCCAGGTAATAAAGCTGGATCCGTCTGCCAGGAGGTTCTTGAAATGAGCGTCTGCCACGTCCTGGCCTACATTCCTCACCCAGGAGAAATAAGCCTCATACTGCCTCTTCTTATATTCGATCTCACCGTCAAAGAGCTTGATGCTTTCGGCATCGTAAGCCTGGTTAGCCAGCTTTCGCCTCTCTTCAAAGTTACGCTTTTCCTCATCAGTCAAGCCACCGCTCTTAGGATTGGCCTTTTTCCTGGCTTTCTCCAGTTCCTTTTCCTCCTTAGCTATGCGGTCAAGCTCTCTCTTATGCTGGAGATCCAGGGTAGCCTTACGTTTTGCATAGCCCTCTTCCATCACCTCAATACGTGCCTCTTCCAGCTTACGCTGTGCCTCCAGCTGCTTTTCCTCCAGGTTGTTATTGTTACTCTCCTGGCTGTTGCCAGCACCGCCCTTACCCTTAGGCTGTGTAGGGCTGTTCTGCTGGAGCTTGCTCTGGAGCTGCTGTAGTTCCTTGATGTGCTTCTTACGTTGCTCAGATCCGTATTGCTCAGTGGAGATCATTTCACGTAGCTGCTTGATACGCTCATTGATCCCGCTGTCAGTATTCAGGTCATTCGTCTTAGTGGTAAGAGCACCATTCAACTGAGCTTGCAGCCCTAAGCACTCCTGGAGCTTCTTTTTCAGATCCTCTATCTGGGTGGTATCAGTCTGAGGGTTGATGATCTTGGCATTCAGTTTGTCGATCTCATCCTGGTTTTCCTTAACTTTCTTATCCAGATCCTCAAAACTCATTTCAACAAACTCCACGCTCTCCACTACAGGAGTAGGATCTGGCTTGTTTCCGTAGAAAGCTGCCAGCTGCTTATCTATCTTGCTGATCTCATCCTGGGCTTTCTGTGTCTCAGAGACTACATCATTGAAATAGCCCTCAATGTGATCCTTGAAATTGAAGATCTGGGTGTCGTTTGCATCAGTGGACTGCTTCACGAACTCAACGATCCTTGCAAGGCTCTGCTTATAAGCCTCATCGTAAGCCTCTCCAGTGAGCGTTTTAAGCTCTTCTGCTGCATCCAGAGCCATTCCCTGAACTGCCTCCCACATGGCTTTGGATCCGCTCTGTATAGCCTCGTTTTCCTTGTAAACGAGATCACCCCTGGATGTGGTGGTAGCCACCTTTGCCCTGCCAGCTGCCTCCACCAGGTCATTGTAGGCTTCCGTCTGGGCATCGGTCATATCTTTCAGGGCTTGCTCAGTGTACTTAGCCTTGATCTTCTCAGCTGTCGTTTCCTGGATAGCCTTTTTAACCTCCAGGTATTTCAGCCTTTGCTCATCAAGTGTGGCATTCTCATCGAGCAATGTAATGTTATACTCCTTACAGAGGGCATTTATCTTATCAATGGCATCCTTATGTGTCTTAGTGCCACTGGTAGCGTTCCTGAGCACGTTCATGTAGAGATTTAGCTTATTGATCTCTTCCTGTGTGCTGTTCTGGAACTCACCCATAACGGTGTTGGTATCTTCCTCTTC